ATGGGAAAAGTAATACCAATGCTGGGCGGTGGTGGCAGTGGTGCGGATCTGGATATGATTACCGCAACTGCAGCCGATGTACGAGCAGGAAAAGTAATTGTCGATAAAGAAGGTAATCCGGTGACTGGAACAGAGCCTGAGCGGGGAGCCTGGAACGGAGCTGTGGGAATGAATGCACAGGTGGCAATCCCGGAAGGGCACCATAATGGAGCCGGTAAAGTATCAGGTCCTTCTGTTGCTTACCAGAATGCAGATGTGGCAGGAAGTGATAGAGCCTATGCAACGAATGTAAGTGCGTGGGGCGGCGTAATGTGTCTTGGCGTAAGAAATGGGCATTATCTGAACGGCGTCAATTGGATCCAGGCGGATATCGCAGGCTTACAGGCCGCAAATATTCGCGAAGGTATAAACATAGGCGGATTAATGGGTACATTAAAAGATATGTCGGTGAACCATGTCCCTTTTGATGGTGCGTCCTTTTCCGGAGTTCTGGCGAAGGGCGCTGAAATATGTAGTTGGTATAACAATAACGTGCTTAGAAATTCTGTAGAAATAACTGGTGATGGATTAAGAATGATGTATTCCAGAGCCAAGTTACAGTTTAACAAATTTTGTCCGAAAGAGTCGATAACGTTTTCTCCGTTCAAGACCGTAAGAGTATCTATCAAATTTAATGGATCGTCAAGAGGCAAGGGGCATGCCACTTTGAGGGTATATCGTTCAGACACCTCGAGATCTGACATTCTGCTGAACAGCAGTACAGGATTGTTGAAAAGCACAACCATAGGCATGACCAACTCAGGGACGATATATACAGGGGACCTTGACGTATCCGCAGTGAATGATGAAGGATTTTTAACAATCCATTTCACGAATGCTGAAGATACAAATTATACGTCGTATTTCATTACACGCATAGAATTTTTAACCTAGCAACCTGCCGCAAATCAGCGGCTTAATTTATTTATTACAAAAAAAAAGAAAGGAAGGAATCAACTATGAAACCAGATTTAAACAACAAGACACCCGTACCCTATGGACCAGCAACCGGAAAAGAGGATCCCGGCCGGCAGCCTGTGATTGACGAGACGCCATATGAAGGAGATTACAGCCCGGATCACAGACAGTTTAAGCCAGGGCATGTACCGGGAGGTCCGGGGCACAAGGACTGCGAGCATGAATAACTGACAGGAGAACTGTATGTACATAACTACAAACACAATCATTACGGCAGCCAGCGTGATCACCGCGCTGGTTGTTATATTTTCAGCACTCTTCGCTGTTTACAGATGGTATCTTAGACAAGGACAGCAGGATCGGGAAATTAAAAATATCAAAGACGAACAGTGCCTTCTTGTTTATGGGGTTCTGGCCTGTTTGAAGGGAATGAAGGAACAGGGCTGCAATGGTCCAGTGACAGAAGCCATTAACAAGATAGAAAAGCATATCAATCAACAGGCTCATGAGTGAGCGGAAAGAGAGGATTAATTATGGATTTAGGAATTGCAAGTGTAGCAGGTATCACAGCGCTGTGTTATTTGGCCGCTATGGCGGTTAAAGCGACGGCGGTGGACAATAAGTGGCTGCCGGTGATTTGCGGCGTTATTGGGGCAATCCTGGGCGTTGCAGGCATGTACACGATGCCCGACTTCCCGGCGGCGGACATCATCAACGCGGCGGCGGTTGGAACTGTATCGGGGCTTGCAGCTACCGGTATCAACCAGGCGTACAAGCAGCTGACGAAATAAGCTGTTGCGATATCGCAATGGTTGTAATATCACAACTTTTTGGGGCCTGGGGATTCCGGGCCCTTTTCTTTTTTTTTTGAAGGAGGACAGTTATGTTGCCTATTACAAAACAAATCAAACAGATTAATTGCTATGCAAGCCAGAATCACCCAAAGTACATCGTAATCCATGAGACTGATAATTTCAACAAAGGGGCCGGAGCAGCTTCCCACGCCAGGGCGCATAATAATGGCAATTTGGCTACATCGGTCCATTATTACGTTGATGATGCAGCGATCTATCAGACACTCAACCACACGGACGGAGCATGGGCTGTAGGCAAGCAGTACGGAACGCCGCTGGTGGCTGGAGTCAATAACAAAAACACGATCAACATCGAGATCTGCGTTAATCCAGACAGTAGCTACGACAAGGCGCGGCTTAACTGCGTAGATCTGGTACAGCATCTGATTCAGGAGACGGGGATCCCTGCTGATCGGGTGATCCGGCACTATGATGCCAAACGTAAATGGTGTCCACGCAAGATGATGGACAGCCCGGAGTTATGGACGGACTTCTGCCTGCGGATCCGCGGCCAGGAGGACGAGGTGAAGAGCTTCGAGGACGGCGCCGGGAACTGGCATTTTACGGTTAATGGCGAGTTGCAGAAAAACCGCTGGGTGAAATATAAGAATAAGTGGTTCTACGTGGACGATTACGGGAACATGGTTACTGGATACACTGTGATTGGCGGCCTGGCCTATGTGCTTAACCCATCAAAGGCTGATATGGAGACATATGGGGCGCTGATGGTAACGAATAACCTTGCACAGGGCAATCTTGAGGTGCAGTGGGTGGAATAGCAAACAACAGAATAATGATGTGACTGAAGCTCTGGGAGGAATCCTGGGGCTTTTTAAATTGAAAGGAAGGTATATTTTATGAAACTAAGACTTGTTAAACAGGGAGACTTTTTAGGAACGAAGTGTGATTTTTATGTAAATGAAACCGGTGATATCTTTATGAGCAGAACCCAGATAGGATACGCCTTGAAGTATAAAAATCCGAGCAAAGGTATAGAAGACATACATAACAGACACCATGACCGACTTGACACCATGAGCGTAAAAGTTGACCCCCTCAGTTTGCAGGGGTCAAATCCACATTACAGGAATGGCGAAAGAGCCTATATGTATCCCGAAAAAGGAATATACGAAATCTGTAGGTATTCCAGGCAAAAGGTTGCTGGGGATTTTTATGATTGGGTTTATGATGTTATTCAGTCCATCAAAAAGAACGGTTACTACATCGCTTCCGAGAAAGACGAGAAGTGGCTGGGAATCCGTCAGGAGACCAAAGAGGTACGCAAGGCCGAGACGGATCAGATCAAGTTATTCGTGGAATATGCAAGGGCACAGGGAAGCCAGCATGCAGACCGGTATTATGTGTCACTGACCAAGCTCATAAACCGCAGATTAGGCATAGAGAGCGGCGGGAGGGACAAGGCAGACCAGAGGACGCTGATGCACTTAAAATCACTGGAAACGGTGGTGGAGCTGCATCTGGTCACGCTGATGGCGGAGGGGCTGCCATACAGGGAGATATATCAGGGCGTGAAAAAGTTTATCGAAGCACTGTAGGAATCTCATGGCTGAAAATTCAGCCGCCAGTTGGAGGGGTAAGAAAAGGGCGGTCCGTAGTGGGCCGCCTAATTATCATTTCTTTTAGTTCTGTTTTCCTTCGAAATATATTCTTTCAAAACCATGTTGACATACTGGCTGAATGAACGATCATCGTTTTCTGCCATTTCCTTAATTTTTTCAATAATATCAGCGTCTAAAGTTATGCTTACTTTTGATTTCAATGGTTTCATGATTTTACCCTCCGTATCCTACAATATAGCATTATGTACGACATAATATTGTTAAGTAGGATAAAGTATGATAAAGTAGTATTACATAAAGGCGAAGATATTATTCTTAAGGGGTGATATGGAAATGGAAGAATTTGAGCAAATACTGGCAAAGATGAGAGAGCGTGGAATCATACCGAGAATCCACTATGAGCTGATGGCGATCCGGGTGCTGGGGGCAATTGTTGCGGTGCTGATCGGCGTGGGGATTGTGTGGGTGATGGTAAAATAATGAAGCGGCCTGTGGTAGCCGCCTATTGACAGAAACGGCTCCGTGAACTATACTATATACATAAGGTCGTGGGAAACCACGTGGATTGAAATAAGTCATATTATATTTACAAGCGTTCATAGGAAAAGGCGGCTCATAACGAGCCGCCTAACTATTTTCTTCCCGATACTTGCGTATCCTCATGGCATTGATTGTTGGAGTGTCTGATCTATAAGCCCCTTTTGTGTATGGCAGGCACATGTTAACGCACGACTTGCTTATTTTTAACTCCTTGGCAATTTCCTGTGTGCTTTTTCCCGTCGCATATAATTCCATTACCCGCCTCGAAATCTCATTTTCATACGCACCTGCTGTAATAAGTATCTTTTTAACTTTCCCCTTGCTGATTCCAAATTTATAAGATACTTCGTTGAGCGACTGAAGACTTTCATATGCTTTAACGATTTCAGCGTAATTCATATCATACATTCTTTCGTCGATTATCAGTATAAGGTGTGTTTTTGCGAATACACCAGTTACGGCCTAGTTTCTTAGCAGGGAGATTTCCCCTCAATATTTTCTGGCGTACAGTATCAGGAGATACTTTTTGCATATGTGCATATTCTGCCAGACTTACATACTCAGCCTCTTTTTCTTCGTGAAGTTCCTCACCTAATATTGGGTAATAGTCATATTCTGGCAGACCTCTGTGCTCGGCAACAATCTTCCCCTCAGCATCAAGCCAGCGCATCCTGACAAGGCCGTTATTGTACTGCATGATGGCCGTGGCCTTAATGATCCCTTGCCACTTTGGCGTCTTTAGAATCTTGTATCCATTGCTTCCTATGTCATAGGAAGCCTGTTTGTAGCTGTCTGCAAACATATCTGTATACATTATATTTCCTCCTCATCTCCCCATCCTTCTTCCGGCAGGGTGTTATTGTCACGTTTTTCTGCTATTTTTGCATCTACTTGCTTCCTAAACTCTGCATCGCTGATGAGGGTATCAGAAACAGCCCATATTGTTTTCTCACCTGGAACTACTAATTCATAATAGCTGTAATACCACATTAGGTCATCTTTGTTTTTCCGCATGTAGTCCAGACCTTCTTCCTCTGTCTGGAATTCCTTAATCAATACGTGTCCTTCTCCTACTAATTTTATCATGGTATTTCTCCTTATTGTATTATTGTACTACGTTATCGTAGCATTGCAAAGTTTAAATTTGGCTCTTTAAGAGCCTTGTCAAAATATAATTTTCATGTTATTCTATTGATAGATGGGGGAGCGGTGGCAAGCCCGCCCTCCCTTGTCTTTTCTCTTAAGCCTATTCTGTAGGTTTATTTTTTTGTTTCGGTTTGTATTTCTCTTCTCCGGTTTCGATAAAAAGGATAAAATCATTTATATCTTTTTCATTCCACCCGGCGTCTCTCAATCCTAAAATTAATCTTGCCGCTTCTGACATGTTCACGTTCATATGACCCTCCTTCCTCCGGCTTGCCTCGGCGATTAGTTAAGATGTTCTTTAACTATTTTTATTATATCATATAGCGCACTATATGTCAATGCAATTAGCGCACTAATTTAAAGCTTATTTATGCTTTCTAAAGTACGTAGTTATCTTCTGGCCATTCAAAGGAGGTTTATTCCATTCAACCTCACGATTAAAACCAAACTCTTCCATGCATTCACCAAAAGTCATGTTAAAATGTTCTTCAACTACTTTACTTTCAATCCATTCGTTTCTATCCCATGCTTTTCGTCAAACATAATTCTCCCTTACTTCCTTATTCCCTTAAATTTAAAATTTTATTTACTTTCTCATCTATCGCATCCATATAGAATTGTCGCATACTTGGATATCCTGCTTTTTCAGCAGCTTCCTCATACTTCTGGTATTCTTCTGGTCTAACTCGAAATCTGATCTCTTTTAATTTTTCCAGATATTTCATTGTGTATTCTTTTTGCTTTTCGCTATATGCCATATTTAAGCCCTCCTTTTATTATAGTGTAACAAAAAATAGTTTAGCGCGCTATATACATACTGCACAATATTAGTGCGCTAATTTTAGCGAATGTGTATATTGAAATATAGGGCGCTATAGTATATAATAAGATCATAAGGAACAGGAAAATAAAAAAACAAGGAGAAAACAAAATGAAAAAATATAACTTAAGTAGTATAATGAAAAGAGCATGGGAACTGGTTAAGAAGGCAGGCACTGCGATGAGCGAGGCTCTCAAGCAGGCATGGAGGGAAGCTAAAGAAACGATGAAAGAACTGAAAGGGACCCCGAAGCAGATCGCATGGGCTGAAGACATTCGTAATACTGCCATAAAATATGTAAAAGAAGGAAAAGAAGTGTGGGGAAAATATCCAGAGCTTCTAGCGGGATTCGAGTTCGTAGAAAATAGATTCAGTCAGCTTTTTGAGATGCATGACGAAGCAGTATTCTACATTGAAAAAAGAAATTTTTTCTCCAAAGATAACATCAAGGAGAAAGTAAATGACATTGCAACAAAAAATGTTAAGAAAAACAATATGGCCGAGGGGCATATTCTTGGATGATGTCACATACTGCCCTTTTTCCTGCTTTGCGTCACACCACGGTCCGAAAAACGTTATATAAGTATGCTCATATCAGCAGGGCGGCAGCTCCCCCATTAGCTCCGCCCTATCTCCTACATCAGCCGTCATTTGGTATCTGGTATCCGCTGTGTCAAAAACCACATAGATGATATATCCACATCGATTATCATTTCCGCCATCTCGCGGATCTCCTGGTATTTTGCATTTTTGACAGCCTGGGCATGGCGCTGGTAGGTCTCAATTATCTCAAAAAATAATTCATCTGTTCGGTTCATCTTTTCATCTCCATTCAGTTATATTATTTCACTTGATTATTTTGATTAGGCGGCCTGTTTGGTACCATCTAAATGCATAAGCATATTGTATCATTCTCTGACTGCATTTTGACTGCATAACACTTAGTTTTGACTGCATTTAGTTAGTGATAGTTAGCGCGTGAAATATCTCAAAAAGCACGGTTTTAAGCCAAAAACAACGTAATTGCTAGATGTTAAAAACATGTACTGTTAAATCGTAATAAATTGTGGTAATATATTAAGAAAGAGCTTAAAAGGAGATGCCAT